TGCGGCATGAGCGAGGAAGAGAAAAAAGCCTGCCTCGCCAAAATCATAGCAAAATTAAAGAGCGGCAAAAAGCTTACCTCAGAAGAGATGCGCTTTCTGCAGGCGGAAGATCCACAGCTATACCAGCAGGCGGCTCGTGTCCAGGCAATGCGTGGCTCCCTTGAGTCGGGTCTTGCGCACAGCACTTCCAAAGAGGAGGCGCAATCTGTCTATCTGGACGCGCTCACCCATATCAGCGAGGAAGATCCCATGAAAGAATACATCATCGCAGCCTACGATGATGCCATGAAGGAATTCCAGAAATCCGACCAGTACCAGTCGCTGCCAGAGACAAAAGAGGATGCCGCAAAGCAGCACACCGGTTCCCGTCATTCCCATAGCTGATAATTTGAGTTCATGTTGCAGCAATTATCTTTGTGTGCCTGTCTTCCAAGCTGCCAGAACGCAACCGCACTGGCAGCTGCAACATTTAAAGAATCGACGCCGTGCGCCATTGGAATGCATACCGTATCATCGCATGCTGCGATCGTCTCCGGTGCCAGACCATCTCCCTCTGTTCCCAGTACAATTGCAAGCTTGTCCTCATTCATAAGCTTCGGAGCATCAATACTTAAGGAATCCTCTTTCAATGCCATCGCCACCGTATGAAATCCCAGTTCATGAAGCTGCTTCTGCCAATTCCGAAAGTAAAGCTGTAAATACGGAGGAATAACATGGAATTTAACTACGAAAGGAACCCCACTTCCGTTACCATATACGGCAAAAGCGTTGAGATACCCACAAAGACTGCATATTTCGTGCAGGAGACAAGGCGCATTGCAGCTGAGATAGTCAAGGCTCCCGATGCGGTAACGGCGGCAGAGGCTACGCTGGAGGGCATAAAGCTTTATCTGGGCGATGAGTTCGTAAATGAGCATTTCGGCGATGACGCAGGCGTGACTGATGCAGGCAGTCTTGACACCGATGAGATAGGTGCGCTGTGGGTGTTCCTGAACCGTGCTTCCGCAAAGGTGACGGAAGAGGTGCTGAAAAAGTATGCTCCCGCAGAGACTTCCCACTGAATACACTGAGGTGACGGACGGCGGCGTGACAGAGCTGCCGCTCCGCACCGATTTTTCTGTATGGATGAGGTTCGAGGAGCTTATCACCGACAGCCGTATCCCTGAGGACAGGCTGGTCATAACTGCCCTGAGGCTCATTTTTCCCGCAATGCCCCGTGACCTTTCACGGGCTGCGATGTTTATGCTGTGGTTCTACCGATGCGGTGAACCGCCCAAGGAAACGAGCGAGAGTGGTGCAATGCTTTCAAGCCGCAGAGCTTACAGCTTTGACGCAGACTTTCCCATGATAGCCGCTGCATTTTATGAAAAATACGGCATTGACCTATGGGAGACAAAAATGCACTGGTGGAAGTTCCGTGGGCTGTTCATGGGGCTGCATGACTGCCGCTTCACGGACATATGCGGCTGGCGGACGGCTGACATCTCGGACGATATGCCCGACTACAGGCGGGAGTTCCTTGAAAAAATGCAGCAGGTCTATGCGCTTCACGTTTCAGCCAACGAGCTGAGAATGATAGAAGCGGCAAGAAGATTTCTTGATTCATAAGGAGGTGGGAATATTGAATGACGGTGACCTTATTTTTAACACACGGATAGACACCGACGGCGTGACTGACGGGCTGCGGCGCACGGAAAGGGAGACAGAAAAGCTTTCAGGCACGGCTCAGACAGCCCTCGGAAATCTTGCGGCGAATGCTGCCAGAGATATTGCAAATGCGGTGAAAAGTGCGTTCAAGACGGCTGCGGAATACGTGGTAGAGACAGGCTCCTCCTTTGAAGCTTCCATGTCCCAGGTGGCGGCTACCATGGGCATTACGTCGGCGGCTGATGAATACGGTGTGCTTTCGGCAGCGGCAAAGGAAATGGGTGCGACCACAAAATACTCCGCCACTCAGGCAGGAGAAGCGCTGAACTATCTTGCTCTGGCGGGATATGATGCGCAGAAATCCGTGGAGGCTCTTCCCGTAGTCCTGAACACGGCTGCGGCAGGCGGCATTGACCTTGCGTATGCTTCCGACATGATAACGGATTCCATGTCCGCTCTGGGCTTGCAGACAAATGAGCTGGCAGGATTTTCCGACAAGCTGGCAAAGACTTCCCAGAAGTCAAATACCTCCGTCGCTCAGCTGGGTGAGGCTATCCTCACGGTCGGCGGAACTGCAAAGTCCCTTTCGGGCGGTGTTGAAGAGCTTGACACAATGCTTGGACTTATTGCCGACAACGGAATAAAAGGTGCTGAGGGCGGCACGGCTCTGAGAAATATAATCCTCAGCCTGTCCGCTCCCACGGACACTGCGGCTGCAGCTCTTGAAAATCTGGGCATAAAGGTATTTGATGACGAGGGAAAAATGCGTGATCTTGCCGATGTTTTCAGCGAGCTTGACGGTGCACTGGCTCCATTGACGGAGCAGAAGAAAACTCAGGCGCTGAGCGATATCTTCAACAAGGTGGACTTAAAGGCTGTAAACGCATTGCTCGGTACAACGTCACAGGGGTTTGAAGAGCTGAGAGGGTACATATCCGACTGCGACGGGGCTGCTGAGCAGATGGCAAAGACCATGGACGACAATTTCAAGGGTGACATCACAATTATGCAGTCCGCTCTGGAAGCTGTGGGCGTTACCGCTTTTGAGAAATTCTCCGAGCCTCTGCGCACGTCTGTTCAGGAGGTCACGGGAATTTTCGGAGACCTGAATGAACAGCTGAACGGAGAGCTTGGAGGCAAGCTTGAAACATTGGCTGAGAAATTCGGCGACCTTGCTGTAAAGGCTGCCGAATTTGCCGTTGATGAGGGCATTCCCAAGCTCATTGACGGTCTGGACTGGTTCTGCGACAACGGCGACCAGCTTATAACCGCTGCCGAGACTGCGGGTGCTATGGTCATTGCTTACAAGGGGCTTTCCGCTGCGAACACTGCGGCGACTGCCGTATCTTCATATGCAGCTGCCGCATCGGGTGCTGCCACTGCCACAGGTGCTCTGGGAATTGCCATGAATGCCGTTCCTTGGGTGGCTGTGGGAACTCTTGCTATCGGCGGAGGCGTTGCTCTGGCTTCATACATTGACAGGCAAAGAGACCTTATAGGGTATGAGGGAGATATAAAGGAAAGCTTCAACGATGCCAATCGGGAAATAGCCACACAGATACAGCTTCTGGGTCAGCTTGCGGACAGCAATGACCCTGAGGACAACAGGCAGGCTTATGAAACAGCTCTTGACGGCTACGACGATATGGAAAAGCAGGTCGATGACAACAACAAACGTCTCATGGAGTTATATAATCAGCGGCAGCAGATAAACATTCAAAGGGATAATATCCACAACACATGGAGCGACCCTGAACAGAATGCGCTTATGGCTGACCTTAACGCTCAGCTTGACGCTGCCGAGCAGGAAATTGAAGGTATCAAAGAGCAGAATAAATTTCTTAATACTCAGCTCCTGGAGCGCAGGAACATTATAAGTAAGTTCGGCGATACGGAGATAGATGTATCACGCATGATGAATCAGGACATCATCGAGCAGCAGAACCAAGCCGCTCTTGATGCTCTGGAACGTGGCAAGGAAAAGCTCAAAGTCAACAAGACCCTCGCCGAGACCGCTGCCGAGCAGATGAATGACGAGGAGCTTAAAAACCAATGGCAGAAGCTTGACCATGAGTACGCCATGGGCATTATCGCCGATGAAGATGCGCTGTATCAAAAGCGGCTTGAACTGCTGAGAAAATACGGCGATGAAAGCAATACCGAGCACTGGGGGTATTACGAAAAGCTCCGTGCCTATGAGCAGGAGCAGCAGAAAAAAGCTCTGGACGACCGGGAGGACAGCCAGAACAAGACGATAAAAAGCGCAGGCGAGAGCCTTGACGACCTGAACGCCCTTTATCAGAAAAAATAT